GTCTCCCAAGGTTACAGGCGGATATTTTCGTGATACCATTTCACGTGAATATGCTGTTGGCATTCCAAATACTGATTTCACGTTAGTTTGGGTACCAAGTGCAGGTAGCAGGAAATGTATGACACGATTTTTGCCACTTGATAAACCCTGTTCTGCCGAAGGCATATTTGTATATAAATCCAAGGAAGGAGATTGTGAGATGTTTAGAACTCTTTTTTCCTCGCGGAAGGTTTCACACCGTACATGTGCAAATTTCCAAGGTGGTGTTTATACTTTACCTGTGGAAACTCAAGATGGCATGTGCATGAGCCCCATAGTGTCCGTTGGACGTGGATCCACCATTTTAGGGTTTCATCTATGTGGCTTTGGAGTAAAAGGCGGTGCTGGATATTTGTCTCAAGACATGGTTCGGAGTGCTATTTCAGAAATGTGCTCCAAACCTGGTGTTGTACGGTTGTGCAGTGAAGGTGATATGCCGGAAGAACAATATGGAACAAAACTTGTTGAGTCTACTGACATCCATCACAAAAGTCCCGTGCGATATTTGACACCAAATACAAGTATTGAAGTATATGGTAGCATGTCAGTTCGGAGTACACCTCGTAGTATTGTTGTGCCCACATTGATTTCTCCCCACGTGTCAGAAGTTTGCGGCGTGCCTCAGAAGTGGGGCCCACCCAAACTGAAGGGTGATAATGTGTATCCGTATCAAGTCGCTTTGGAGCAATTAGCTCATCCATCATTGAGTTTGGGCGGTGTTGTTAGCCGCGCCGTGGAGAGTTATATGGTGCAATTTGACGAAATATTCACTCGCTTACCTGAATTAATGGATGCTCGGCCTCTTAATCAAGTGGAAACTGTTAGTGGCTTGAAAGGCAAGAGATTTATAGATCCTATGAATTTTTCCACTTCACCCGGTTGGCCACTGAGCGGCAAGAAGCGCGATTATTTGGTCCTATGTGATCCAGAGGAATTCCCTGATGTTGGTTATCCTCAATCTTTTTCAGAAGAAATATGGGATGAGGTTGATCGCACGTGTGAAATTCTTCGCAAAGGTGAACGTTGTTATTTTGTTTGGAAAGCATGTTTAAAAGATGAACCTACAAAGCTGACAAGTGAGAAGGTGAGAGTGTTTCAAAGCGCTCCACTAGCTTTACAACTATTGATTCGCATGTACTTTTTACCTTTGGTTCGCATTATGCAATTGAACCCACTATTGACAGAATGCATGGTGGGAGCAAATGCAGAAGGACCAGAATGGGGTCAGCTTAATGCACATATGATTTCCAAGGGAAATAACATACTCGCTGGTGATTACAGTAAATATGATCAGAG